TGCATCTATTCAGTACGAAATTGCTAGCCCTAAAGGCATTACGCAATGAAATAGAACGTATGACAGCAGAGAAGCTGGCTGACATAGACGAAAGAATCGACGACGAAGTATCACTTAGCAGTGCATCGTCTTCTTGATTCCCCGCCTTTCAAGCCCAGCATCAATACCGTTCCGGATGCATACGGACGTGAGGATGCTGGTGCCGTGAAGGTAGGACGTAAACCTGGGCCGCGTCAGTGCCCAGGGCCTCCAAGGATGCGGAGCCTTTCTTTCATACGTTCCGCGAAAAGCGCATGAGTCCCAAGAAGTGCCGGTGGCTCCGCATCCTTGGGGGTGAATGCGCAGGCTGATGCGCGGTGGTCAAAACGAGGATTGGCTTGATCAACCAAGCCACGAGTATCCACATAATGTGGCACCACACTCATGCCGGATTTCAGCACCGGCCACCCCCACCCAAATCTCCCTTGGCGCCGTGAAACAGTCGGCCGTAGCCCGGACGAAACCGGTGTCAATGCGGTGCGAGTCCGTTTAGCAGTAGACGACGCCACGTCGCTAAGTATGGCGCAGGTCGGGAGAGTGGCCCGGCTCCCTCATCAGATGGCATCGTGGCTGCGCTTTGGCAACGCAGCACAACCAACCATGCGACTACGTGTAGGTACGAAAACCGGGGCCGTACACT